TCTGGCCAAGGGACCACTTCCCATGTTACTCGTCGTTGAACACTAAGGAGCCGAAAGCGGCAAGCTCCTTCAAGACGAGATCTTCTCTTAAACTGACGTAATCTGCAGGCAGAAAACGCAGCTCCTCCTCCTTACTCGCCGGCTCCACTTTAAGAGCCGCCAGCTTTCCAAGGAAAGTTAGCCGGGACCAGGGCTTCACAGCCCTGTACGAGTAAGTCCGACGTACAAAACCTACAGACGGGTTAAATACGTCCCTCTTCCTACCTCCCTCCCGACCTGTTGCCCACTGATGCAGGAACAGAGCAACTTGCTCATCGGGATCTAAAGGCCTACGGACCGATAGAAGCAATGTGGAATCCTCTGTTGGGGGACCCGGTAGACAGGTAAAGTTCCTGTTCCACATCGACCTACTTCGCTCGAAAGCTACATAGGACTTCGGATGTAACCGAAGCTGGGAAGGTAGAAATCCCCATTTCTTGCCGATTCTGGACCGAATAAAGGCATCAGTCCAGGCTGTGCTCCAGGAGACCGCCTTAGCGGCGTGCTGCATTCCCGAGTAATCAGCAAGAAAACCACCTCTCCGCAAGTGACGAATCTCACGCCACTTGCCCCCTCTGCCTCTTAGGAACCCGGTCGAGTTGATCTCAGCTACGGTTCCGGATCGAATAGTCTTCAGATCATTTAACATGTACCCGCTAGGGTAATCTGAAGCTTCGAGAAAACAGTTGGCCGACACAAGGGTGTCGTCACCGTTTACGAGGACATTGCCTTCTCGGCCTTTAAGCGCCCAACGCGCCGCTAGGTAGCTGTGAAGACAAAGGAGGGGAAAGGAGAGGTAGCTCCCCATCATCTGCCCATGCGATACTTCCCGTTCCTCACCGGCGCAATCAACAAGTGGCCGGAGTGACTGAAACGCTCGTAAGCGAATCGGTCCTGGAATATGACGGCTCTTCCGAAGCAAAGAGCCCAGTATCGCCTCTGTCACTTCGAGTGACAGGTTGTCTGTGGCGCTCACCAGATCAACCGAGGTCTGGCAAGGGTAAACACAGGCAGATGATATCCTCTTCTCCGTAGGAGGTCCGACAAGGCGCCATGGCATCTCCATGAGATGTTGATCCAGACACTTGTGCATGGGGGCCAGTACTTCCGTACTCTCGTCGAAGATAACGAGAGGCCTGCACTTACCGGCCGACATGACTTCCTTGTACCGGGCCTTTACTGGCTGATCCACAGGAACGGATCGGCCAACAAGGCACTGCCTACGGAACTCTTTCCCGTTTCCACACCAGTGGAGGTCAGCCCTTGGGCTGTTCATCCTGGCGGAAGCGTTGGGGACATGCCGCCAAACAAAATCGGCATATCTCCTGTCCCATTCATACGGGAAGAGTTTGGAAACTTCGGACCTCACGAACCGAAGATATTCCGAAGAGGGGGGAGGGGGTGTTGAGAACGCGTTCAGCTCCCAAGCTGGACGCGCGGATGGTGTATGCTGCCTGCAGCCTTGAGGAAGGCTGCGTTTAATTGACGAGACGGAATGGGCGAACTCCCATCTCTCGTGCTTCAGCATACGCATCAGGGGAAAGAAACCTTCAGAATCGCGTCTAAGACTCTGTCTTCTCGGAAATTTAACCGACGCCCGTTTCTTCCCCTGAAGGAGGAGGTAAGAGAGATACATGCTTAATTCCTTAGGCTCGAGATCAGGCAGTTCAGAACAGGGTATCCTGTAACGAATCCTAATAAGTCTCAAGCCATTGGAAATGGTCTCTCTTGTGTCGCATGCGCTGCGAAAGCAGCCGCGACACGTTTTAGCTTCCGAACCAGTGTTGGGTTTAACGGAAGCAGCGGTGCACGAAGATCGTAATCGTGTGCCAGACGTCGGCATGGTAATGCTTGTTAGCAGCCAGGTGTCGACGGGATCCTTTAACG